AACTGCTTCCTGTTGGCGGTTGGCAGCGTATTACCTCTTCTCCTCTGGCAAGCACTCCTCGCATCCTGTTTCCGTGGACAGATGAGTTTGACCAACTCACAACAGCTATCGGATGCAATGATAAATTGTATGCCTTGATTGACTCAACATATACAGACATCACACCAGTTGACTTTGTAACTGAAGAGGCCGGTCTCACTGGCGGCTATGGAGCTGGTGATTACGGCGAGCTTCTGTATGGCCTTGACTACGCTGGGGTTGATATCTCAACGGCTGTACGTACAAGCAATGTCGTGACAATTACAACGGCTACAGCAAACAAGTTCATCACTGGTATGTCTGTAATGATTGCTGATGTGACTGACAGCAGCTTTAACGGTACGTTTACAGTCACAGTCACAAACTCAACGACATTCACGTACTCGCAAACGGCAGCAGATGCTTCTTCGTCTGGTGGTGTTGCATCTCTGCCAACTGCTGATTGGCGTCCTGTTTCAACAGCATTTATCCCAGCATTTTCTTGGACGATTGATAACTGGGGTTCAGATATCCTTGCTGTTGCATCTAGCGATGGTCGTTTGTTGCATTACGGTGCAGAAGAAGATGAAGCGCATCCAGTTGGTGCAAACAGCATTGCAACTGCTGTTCGTACAAGCAATGTCACGACAATTACAACTGATCATAATCATGGATTCATAATTGGTCAGGTAATTGTAGTTACAGGAACTAGTGTTTCATCAATGAATGGAACATTTACTGTAACAGGAACTCCAACATTACGCTCTTTTACATACAGCAACTCTGGAACAGATGCTTCTGGAACTGGTGGAACAGCATCAACTGAAATTCCTGTTCCTACAAATAACAGGGGCGTTATCGTCACTCCAGAACGTCATGCTGTTTTGATTGGTGCAGGCGGTAATCCTCGTCGTGTTGCTTGGTCATCGCGTGAAGATTACACAGAATGGGATTACGCAGACCCAACAAACACTGCTGGCTATCTTGATCTTGATACATCAAGCAAGATCATCATGTGCGCTGCCGTTCGTGAAGGGACGATTATCTGGACAGAAGACGAAGCATGGCTGATGCAATATGTTGGCCTGCCTTATGTATATGCCATCACCCGCATTGGGTATGGTTGCGGACTTGTTGCTCCTCGTGCTTTTGCAACAACTGCTGGTCGCTGCATTTGGATGAGCCGTGAAAGCTTCTGGCTTTATGACGGCGGCACTGTTCGTCCACTGCGCTGCGATGTCGGCGCGTATGTCTTTGAAGACATAGATTCTGATGAAGGCATTCGCATCACTCATGGCGCTGAGAATGGTCTATATCCAGAAGTATGGTTCTGGTATCCGTCCAATGGGTCAACTGTCCCTGATAAGTATGTTGCATACAACTATGCAGAGGATTGGTGGACTATTGGATCAATGACCCGCACAGCAGCGGCAGGTGCTGGTGTTCTAGATTATCCAATGGCATCAGATGAGCTTAACGACATTTTCTACCAAGAAAATGGTTGGACAGCGGCTGGCGCGTCTCTTCAAGGTGATCGTTGGGTCGAGACAGGCTCCTTGAACATCCAGAACGGCAATGTTGTAAGCCACATCCGGCAGGCTATCACTGACAGCGGTTATGGCTACGACAGCACGGCTATCACTGTTTATTCGTCGTTCACACCGGAAGGTGCTGAAACAACATCTGGTCCGTTCAATCCTCGCTCTGACGGCTACACAGATATGCGTGTGACAGGTCGTGACTTCCGCATGAAGATCGCGGCGACTGAAGATGCGCCGTGGTCAATCGGAGAGATGCGAATTGAGTTTATGGGGAGTGGCGGTCGATGAACGTCACTTTCCAGCCTGTACCTCCGTCATACGACAGCGGTTACTTCAATCGAGCGTTTGCCACGTTCTCTCAGGCTATTAATGGCTCAATCCGCAAGATTGAGGCCGTTGATGGCGTTCTTTTGCAGTCGCCAGATGGCGCTGTTTGGAAAGTTACGGTAGATAATAGTGGCAACCTAACAACTACTTCGGTGGCACTTGGACAAACAGGCGCTCCTCCTTACTAGAATGGAAAAAGCCCTCAAGCTTGGGGGCGATACGCATACGGTAGGTGACATCTACCTTGGGTTAAAGAGCGGTAAGTATCAGGGTTGGTTCACTGAGAATGCTGGCGTGATCACAGAGATATTGGTCGCACCGCGCAAGAAGTGGCTGAATTGTTTTTTAGTGTTCGGTGACATGGATGAAGCGATGAGTATGCACCCGCAAGTTATCGCTTTTGCAAAAGAGAATGGATGCTCTTTTATGACCATGAACGGACGCTGGGGCTGGCAGAAGATTCTGCCAAAATACGGTTGGAAGAACAGGTCAGTGTCTATGGCACTGCCACTGGAGGACTAAAATGGGCAAAGGTGGTGGTGGTCAGCAGACCGTTGTAAACAAGACAGAACTGCCTGAATGGGTTCAGGAAGCAGGACGCAAGAACCTTGCTGCTGCTTATCAGGTTTCAGAAAACATGATGGGTCCATATACGGGCCAGCGTGTTGCTGAACTTACAGGCGGTCAACTGCAGACCATTGGTGACATTGCATCAAGCTATGGCATGGCACAGCCTGCTTATGCTTATGCGCAACAGATGGCTGCACAGGCTGGTCAGTATCAACCACAACAGGTTCAAGCTGGTCAGCTTTCAACAACTGATCTGACTTCATATATGAACCCGTTCACGCAGTCTGTTCTGCAATCTTCGTTGGACACGTTGAACCAGCAACGTCTGCAAGGTCTAAACACTGCTGCAGATGCTGCTATTCGTGCCCGTGCATTCGGTGGTTCACGGCAGGCAATCCAAGAAGGTGTTGTAAATGCTGCAGCCCAGCAGCAGGCAGCAAATCTTGCAGCACAGTTATATTCGCAGAACTTCCAGCAGGCGCAGCAGGCAGCACAGGCTGATATTGCGCGTCAGATGGCAGCTCAACAGCTTAATCAGGCGGCTGGACTGCAGCAGGCTGGTCTTGGTCTGCAGGGTGCGCAGTTGCTTGGTGGTTTGGCTGGTGCTGGTCAGCAGGCATATCTGCAGGGTGCTGGTTCTGCCTTGGCTGCACAGTCTGCCTTGCAACAGCAACAGCAGGCACAGCTTGAAGCAGCGCAGCAGGCATATCGTGAAGCACAGCAGTTTCCGATCCAGCAGCTTCAGATTCCTGTGCAGGCTCTTGGTGCAACACCTTATGGACAAACAAACACGCAAACTGGACCCGGTCCTTCAAGCAATCCATTGCTGACAGGTTTAGGTGCAGCAGCGTCTGCTGCGTCTCTCATCGGGACGATTGCATCACTATGATTGACACTGCATTACTGTTTAGCGGTGGCAAAGACAGTCTGGCCTGTTTGTATTTGAACAAAGACAAATGGGATCAGATGTATGTAGTATGGTTAAATACAGGTGCTGCGTATCCAGAAACTGTTGCATATATGGATGAGTGGAAAAAGAAACTTCCATATTTTGTGGAGTTGCATTCCAATCAGCCTGAGAATGTGCAGCAATTTGGATGGCCTGTTGATGTGCTTCCGGTCAATAACACGATGGTTGGACGGCATATCAGCGGTGAAATAGGACCATTGATGCAGCCCTATGTTGCGTGCTGCTCAAATAACATCTGGTTACCTTTGCACTACGGTGTGAAGGAATTGGGTGTTACAAAAGTCATCAAAGGTCAGCGAAATTCAGACGCTAAAAAGTCACTTGCGCGAAATGGTACGAAGATCGACGGCATTGAGTTTGTTATGCCGATTCAAGATTGGACGGAAGAACAGGTTTTCAGGTATCTTGGCGAAGTTGGGGCACAGCTCCCGCCGGGATACAAAGAAGGCGAAAAGACAGGCAGAGACTGCTGGGATTGCACTGCGTATCTGTCTGACAATGAGCAACGAATTAAGAACCTGCCACCGTTCAAAAAGGCAGAAGTTCTTCGCAGGCTGAACATCATCGACGAAGCAGTCGGGAAGCAGTGGGTGAGCTATGGCGACTTATGAAGAAATCCTGCGTCAGATTGCTTACAACGAAAGTCGCGGCATTCCGACTGCACGCAATCCATACTCGTCTGCTGGCGGGATGTTTCAGTTTATCGACACAACATGGGGCAATGTTCTGCGCCGCATGAACCCAGAGCAATATGGGAACATGACGAACAAGCAGCTTGCTCCTTTAAAGACTGATCCGCGTTACGTTGATCTCCAGCAGCAGGCGGCACAGTTCCACCTGCAGAACGACATTGCACCAACACTTGAGAAACGCGGTGTTCCTCTGACACCCGGTACAGCCTATCTGTCTTGGTTTCAGGGTCCAGCTGGTGCGGCAAAGCTATACAATGCCCCACAGGGTTCAAAGATTGCTGAGATGTTTCCAGAAACAATCAGTGCCAATGCCAACATGAAGTTCAACGGCAAACCCTATGCCGAATGGACTCGTGAAGACGCGATTGGATGGGCAAACTCTAAAATGGGCGGCACAGGTCAAACTCCCGCCATGCCGACACAGCAGCAGCAGCAACCTGCAACCCAGATGGCAGACATCAAAGGATACCTTGCTCCTGCGGCCGCAGAAAACCTTGCACCCGCTGGTACATGGTCCCGCTTTGGGCAGGATTTCCTTGGTGGCATGACGGGCGGGTTGCTCGGCACACCTTGGTCAACACCTGCTGCCAATGCACCACAGCCAACACAGGTTGCTTCTATGGCTCCTGTGAACATTCCTGCAGTGCAGCCGCAGTTTCCGTCTGTTACACCCGGTATGGCTGGCAGCGTATCATTGCCTGCTTCTATCGGTCAGCCGACGATGCCGCAGATGGCTGGTTTGAATGTTGGTGCTGGTTATCAGGCTCCTCCTGCATCCGCGATGCAGCCTGCCGCAGCAAGTCAGTCGCTGTTTAATCCTCCAACACCTGCGGCTGCCACAGCAGGCAGCCTTTCTAGCCTTGCTTCATTGGGTGCTGGTTTGATGGCAGCAGGTGCTGAACGTCCTACATGGCAACCCGGCGCTCCTGCACCCGTGCATCGTGGGCAGTGGCGTGATATTATCTTCAGCGGTTTTTTGGGGTAATAAACATGGCAAGTCTCGAAGAACAACTTGGTGCACTTTACCTGCAGTCGCTTGTTGGTGGTCAGGGTGAGACGGCTGGTTATGGTGCA